ACGTTGCGCGGCGATTATGCCGACGTGCTGATCCTCGATGAGTGGCAATTGATGGATGAGGATGCGTGGCAGGTAGTGGGGGCGCCGATGCTGCTGGACAAAGACGGCGACGCGGTGTTCATTTACACGCCGCCGAGCCTGCACAGTCGGAGCGCCAGCAAAGCGCGAGATCCGCAACACGCGCCGAAGCTCTTCAAACGGGCGGCGGCGGATCAGTCGGGGCGCTGGGCAGCGTTTCACTTCACCAGCCATGACAATCCGCACATCAGCCAGGCGGCGCTGGCGGATATCACGAGCGACATGACGAGCCTGGCGTATCGGCAGGAGATCGAGGCGCAGGACATCGATGAGGCGCCGGGGGCGATGTGGAAGCGGGAGACGCTGGAAGCCGGGCGGGTCCTGAAAGCGCCCGATCTGGAGCGCATCGTGGTGGCGATTGATCCCACGGCCACGGCGGCCGGGGATGAGGCGGGCATCATCGTGGCGGGGGTGGCGGGCGAGCAGTTTTACGTGATCGAGGATGCCAGCCTGCACGGGAGTCCGCTGCAATGGGCGAGCGCGGCGATCACGGCGTATCACAAGTTCAAAGCGGATCGCATCATCGCCGAAGTGAATAACGGCGGCGAGATGGTCGAGCAAACGCTGCGCACGGTGGATCGGACGATCCCCTACACGGCGGTCCACGCCAGCCGGGGCAAGGCGACGAGGGCGGAGCCGGTGGCAGCGTTCTACGAGCAGGGGCAGGGGCATCACGTCGGCGCCTTCCCGCTCCTTGAGGACGAGATGTGCCAATGGGAGCCGGGGGCCGACAGCCCGAACCGGATGGATGCGCTGGTCTGGGCGGGCACGGAATTGCTGGTCAATCGAAAACGGTCGATGCGACCGTTGTGATAATACAGGTTACCGAAAGGCAGCATGGCAAACTGGGCGGCTGATTTCCTCGAACGCAATCCCGACTTAGCAGGGAAGGCGCTCACGCGGCATCGTCACGGCATCACCGCGGCGCTGAATGCGACTGAGCGCATCACGCATTTTGTCGGCAGTCCGGCGCATTATCAGGATGGTAACGGCGCCTGGCAGCCGCTCGATACCGCGCTCCAGTTGATCGGCACCGAGTATGGTGCGCCGGGCCTGGCGACGCGCATCGGCCTCGATGGGGCGGTGCGTATTGCCGGCAAGAGTCATGGCCACCGCTCCACGCGCGTCGGCATCCTCACGCCGGCGACCATGAGTTTTGTCGGCTATCGCACGATCCCCAACGGCCATGTTTCCGGCAACCAGATCATTGCTGAGAACGGCATCTGGCGGCGCGTGTTGACGCTCACTGAGAAGGGACTGCGGGAGGAAATCGTCATCGCTGAGAAGCCCAGTATCCCCGGCGTCAAGTTGTCTGACTGGCTGGTGCTGGAAACGGCGATCACCGGCAGCAGCTTCCCGGACGGCTGGCTGAGCGAGTTCGAGACCTCCGAGATGCGCTTCCCGCCACCGCACGCTCACGACAGCCGCGTGGGGCCGGGCAGCCGCGCCGAGTGCAAACGCTATGCGCGCACGATCGGCGCGACGCAGTTTCTCTACACCGGCGTCCCCGTGAGCTGGCTGGCCGATGCTGTCTATCCCGTGACGATTGATCCCGATTTCGCGGCGGGCAGCGCCGATTCCTGGCTCTACGGCATCGACGGCACCTATGCTACCGCGCGCAGTACCTGCGCTGGCTATTTCAACGAGGCCGAGTCCTGCGGGGTGGGCCAGGCCACGGGCTTTCAGGTGTATCGCGGGCTGTTCGTCTTCAGCACCAGCGCCATCCCTGACACTGACGTCATCTCGCAAGTCAATCTCAAGGCGACCTGCATCACGGACCTGTCAGACACGGATTTTAACGTCATAATCGTCAAACAAGATTGGTCCGCCCAGAACCCGGTCGGTGCAGCCAACCAAGAAGCGGCTTTTGATAACTGTCTGTCTGCCGCCGCCGACGACAACATTTGGCGCGGCACCAGCGGCATCGCCGAGAATACGCAGTACACCTCCGGCAATCTCGCCACCGCCTGGCCGAGCAAAACCGGTAACACATATTACGGTTTGCGCTCTTCCCGCGACGCCGCTGGCACCACCCCGACGGGGGATGAATATATCTCAGTCGGCATGCAAGACAACACAACCGCAGGCTACCGGCCGCTGCTGGCGATCACGCACGCGGCACCAGCCGGGCAAGCCATGCTGACACGACCGGGCCGGCTCTCTAGCGCGCTCCTACAGGGGAGGCTGATTCGATGACCATCCATCTGGGCGATGTGCCAGCCAGCAGCACGCTGTACATCCCGTTCACGACCTACGATAAAACCAACGGCGCATCGGTGACTATGACCGGGCTGGCCGTGACTGATATCGAGATCTACAAAAACGGCTCGACGACGCAGCGGGCATCCGATACCGGGTATGCGCTGCTGGACACGGACGGCATCGATTTCGACGGCATCACCGGTCTGCACGGTTTCTCGATTGACCTGAGCAGCAATGCCGACGCCGGGTTCTTCGCCGTAGGCTCATTCTACTGGGTAGTCGTTTCGACGATCACGATTGACAGTCAGACCGTGACGTTCATTCCGGCGACGTTCCGCATTGTGGCGGCGGAGACCACGGCGGGCTATCCCAAATCCGACGCGCAATATGTGGGTGGCACGACGCAGACCGGGCGGGATCTCGGCGCGAGCGTGTTGCTCTCCTCCGGCACGGGCACCGGGCAACTTGATTTCACCAGCGGCGTGGTCAAGGCGAATCTGGTGCAGATTCTCGGCACGGCGCTGACCGAAACTAGCGGTTTGATTGCGGCGGCCTTCAAGAAGTTCTTCAACGTGGCGGCACCCACCGGCACGGTCAACAGTCTGGCGGATGCTGTGCCGGGCGCGGCGGGCGGTGGGTTCATCGCGGGCACCAATGCGGCGACCACCGTCACCACGGCGCTGACAACTACGTTCACCGGCAATCTGACCGGCTCGGTAGGCAGCGTAGCCTCTGGTGGCATCGCGGCGGCCTCGTTCGCCGCCGGCGCCATCAACGCGGCGGCCATCGCTGATGCCGCTATCGACAATGCGACATTTGCGGCGGACACCGCTTGCAAGGTCCTGCATACCTCCACGATGCAGGCCGGTAGCGGTGCCACGACCGCCATTCTGAACGTAGCGGCATCCGACAAGAACAGCTATTACGACGGCGCAATCCTCCAGATTACCGGGGGCACGGCCATTGGGCAAAGCCGAATCATCGGCTCCTACGTTGGCTCGACACGCACCGCCACCATCCTGGAAGCCTGGGCGACCAATCCCGTAGTGGGCGACACATATGTGATCCTCCCGCTGGGCGATGTAGAAGTCGGTTTTCTCATGGCGGGGGCCATTACTGCCACGTCGATTGCCACCGGTGCGATCACGAACGCCAAGTTCGCCGCGGGCGCGATTGACGCAGCGGCCATCGCTGCCGGCGCCATCGACAATGCGACATTTGCGGCGGATGTGGGCAGCACGGCCTATGCCACGAACATCATCGCCCTGGCTGCGGATAAAGCGATTGTGAATGCGGCGCTGGCGACCCAGGCAAGCGTCAACACGATTGACGATTTCCTCGACACTGAGGTAGCCGCGATCCTGGCGGATACCAACGAACTGCAAACCGATTGGGTGCAGGGTGGGCGGCTGGACTTGATCCTGGACATCATCGCCGCCGACACGACTACCGATATCCCTGCACTGATCGGCACGGCGCAGGGTAACATCACGGACATTCTCGCAGATACTGCCGAGTTGCAGGCGGAGTGGGCTGACGGTGGGCGGTCGGACCTGATTCTGGACATCATCGCCGCTGACACGACTACCGACATTCCTGCACTGATCGGCACGGCGCAGGGTAACATCACGAGCATCCTGGCCGATACGGGCGAGCTGCAAACCGATTGGGTGCAGGGCGGGCGGCTGGATCTGATCCTGGACATCATCGCCGCCGACACGACTACCGATATTCCGGCGCTGATTGCCGACGTGCCGACCGTTGACGAGATTCTCGACGAGGTTGTCGAGGGTACGTTGACCATGCGGCAGGTGCTGCGGATTTTGTTATCGAAAGCGGCGCTGAAAGCGGCTGGCGGCGGCACAGAGAGTATCACGTTCCGCGATGTAGCTGACAGCAAAAACCGGATTGCGCTGACAGTGGACAGCAGCGGCAATCGCTCTGCGGTGACTTTGGATGGTACGTGATGCAATACGGCGCTGTAGCTGTAAGAGTTCTTATCACCACAGCAGAAACGTGATCTGGATGGTACGTGATGCAATACGGCGCTGATCCCGACCGCGCTGATCCCGACCGCTCTCATGCGCAGTACGACGTGCCGGGCGCATGGGCCGGTGTCGTGATGCTCGCGCTGGCCGGAAGCATCACCGGCGCCGGCGCCATGCTGCGGCGGGTGAACGCGCTGCGTTCTGGCAGTGCCACAGGCGCGGGCGGGCTGGCACGCTCGACCAGCAAGGCGGTCAGCGGCGGCATCACGCCGGCGGGGGCGCTCATCAAAACGTTGCAGGCGGCGCTGCTGGGCACGTTGACCGGGACGGGTGCGCTGGTCAAGCGCACTGGCAAGGTGTTGACCGGACAGAGCACAGGCGCGGGCGGGCTGGCACGCTTGACCAGCAAGGCGGTCAGCGGTAGCAGTACAGCCTCCGGGACGCTCATCAAAACGTTGCAGGCGGCGCTGCGGGGCACGTTGACCGGGACGGGTGCGCTGGCCAAGCGCGCTGGCAAGGTGTTGACCGGACAAAGCACGGGCGCGGGCGGGCTGAGCCGGCAAATGGCGACCGCGCGCACGGGCAGCATCACGCCGGCGGGGGCGTTGGCAGCCGGGCGCCTCCTAACGCTGGTGTTATCCGGGGCGGTGACAGCGACGGGCGGCCTGGTACGTCAGATCGGTAAGCGCCTGGGCGGTCTGTTGACGCCATTGGCGGACCTGCTGCGCGAATGGGTGGGGGTAGTACGTCCGGGGCGTGTCACCGTCAGCGCGGAGCTGGTCTGGCAGGTGGCGCTGGAAGAGGAATCAGTTTGGCGAGTCGTGGTTGACCACACTCTAGCCGCAATATAGGAGCGTACGATGAAACATTTGTGGTTCTGGAAACTGACGAACCTGGTCAATCTGCTGCGCGGCTGGCCGGGGCTGTTGCTGGGCCGCGTGCTACCCGTCGGTCGGTTGTATGCCGACGTGATCCGGGCCGATGGGCAGCGGACGCAGCTCGGGCTGATCTCGCTGCGCGTCGTGACGACAGCCGGCGTGAATGCGATTGTGGACGCGTTCCAGGGTTCGTTCACGCTCGCTGATTTCAAATACCACGGCATGGGCACCGGCAACACGGCGGAGGCTGCGGCCGACACGGCGTTGGTGACCCCCGTCGAGACGCGCTCGACCGGGACGCAGACCGAGGGCGGAGCAGAGAACATTTATCGCACAGTGGCAGCGATCACGGCGACAACTAACCGGGCGATTGTCGAACATGGCGTATTCAGCGCCGCCAGCGCCGGCACGCTGCTGGATCGTTCGATGTTCTCCGTGATCAATCTGGCGAACGGGGATTCTATCGCTTTTACCTATGAGTTGACTCTGCCGGCGGGCTCGTGAACGGTTTTGTGATCGGCAACCTGGTGCGGGTGAGCGCGGCGTTCGCGGACGCCGCGGGCGTAGACACGGACCCAGTCGTTGTATCCTGCAAAGTGCGCAATCCGTCCGGCACGATGACGACGAGCGTCTATGGCACGGATGCTGCGCTGGTCAAGGATAGCACCGGGCATTATCACCTGGACGTCGATGTCAATCTGGTCGGCGAGTGGCACTATCGCTGGTGGTCAACGGGCAGCGGCAAGGCGGCCGGCGAGAGCGGTTTCCTCGTGTGGACATCGCTGTTCTGATAATGCAACTTCTCGCAACGGTGGGCCGGCGTTGCTCTTGTGAGGTAGCGTGAACGTATTCGAGCGGGCATCTAAGGCGCTAAAAACGGCGCTCATGCAATGGTCGGGCGGCTGGTCGGGCGGCTGGTCGCTGGCCGCGCTGTTGGGACGCACGCGCTTCGATTACGCCGCCGAGGTGCAGGACAACGGGCGCGGCAATGCGGCGGTGGAAGCTTGCGTACGTTGGATTGCGCGCACGTTCCCGGAAGCGACGCTCCAGGTACTGCAAGCGCAAATGGACGGTACTGACCTCGTGCTCCCCGATGCCGCGCTGCTGAAACTGCTGGGCAAGCCGAATGCCTATTACAGCGGCGAATTGCTGTGGCGGGCGACGCTGGCCGACTGGGCAGTGACCGGAAATGCTTACTGGCTTAAAGTTCGCAACGGTATGCGCGAGCCCGTCGAACTGTGGTGGCTCCCCCAGCACCTCGTGGAACCATACTGGCCGCAGGATGGCAGCGCTTATTTGAGCGGCTACAACTACAGTCCCAACGGTCTGGCGATCCCCTACGCGCCGGCTGATATCATCCATTTCCGGGATGGCTTAGATCCGCACAACACGCGCAAGGGGCTGAGTCCGCTGGCCAGCCTGCTCAGAGAGATCTTCACCGACGACGAGGCGGCGAACTACACGGCGAGTCTGTTGCGCAATGTGGGCGTGCCCGGGGTGATCATCGCGCCGGACACGGATGAGGTCAACGTCACGCCAGACGATGCGAAGGCGATCAAAGCCCAGTTTAAGGACCTGACGAGCGGCGACAATCGGGGCGATCCGCTGGTGATGCCGGCCAGGGTCAAAGTCACGTCGCTCGGTTTCGACCCGCAGCAGATGGACGTAAAAGCCCTGCGGCGCATCCCGGAGGAGCGCATCAGCGCTGTACTCGGTGTACCGGCCATCGTCGCGGGCCTGGGGGCGGGGCTGGATCGCTCGACGTTTGCGAACATGGCCGAAGCGCGCGAGATGGCTTACGAGTTATTCATCATCCCGAATCAGCGGCTATTTGCCGCCGACCTCACGACGCAACTGCTGGCGGAATGGGACGCCAAGGGCAAGCAGCGCGTGGCCTGGGATTATCGCAATGTCCGGGTGTTGCAGGAGGATCAGAATAAGCTCTGGCTGCGTGTCGATACGGCCGTGCGCGGCGGCTGGCTGACCGTAGCGCGCGCGCAGGAGCTGGTCGGTGAGCAGTCGGAGGAAACGGACAACGTGTATCTGCGCTCCTCCAGCTCGCAGGAAGTACAGCCAGGCGAAATTCGGGAGCCGGCGCCGATGCCGGCGGCGCTCGCGGCCGGCAATGGGCAGTCGTCTGACGACCTGCCTGGCGAGGATGCGCCAGCCGAGGACGAGACGGAAACGGAAGACGAGCAACCCGCCAAGAGGTTACGGGGCATTGAGAGCAAGCGGCGGGGCAGCCGGACGCAGCGGGCGTTATTGGCGGCGTTGGAGCGAGATCGGATACGGCTCACCGCCAAACTCGCCGGCGATCTGGAGGCGGCTTTCGAGCAACTCGCCGCCGATGTGCAGATCACGGTGGACGGGCAAGCGCGCAAAGCGCAAGGCCCGCCGATGCGCATCAGCCTGGAAAATGGGCAGATCGTGCAGGTCGAGATCCCGGACGAGATCGATAGCACCTTCCGGGAGCTGTACAAAGCGGCTTTCGAGCTGATCCTCGAAACCACGGGCGCCACGATTGCCGAAACGCTCAGTATGCCAATCGGCATCATGCTCGATGATCCGGTGGCGCGGGACATGATTCGCAACTGGGCGACCCGCAAGGGCCTGGCCGACATTTCGACGCAGACACGGGAAGCGATCATGGGCGCGCTCGCGGATGGGCGCGAGGCGGGCGATGGCGCCGAAGCCCTGGCCCGGCGCATCCGGGGCTATGTCGAGGGCCGCAAGATGTATCCGGGCGTGTATCAGGATGCCTTCGATGCGGCGAAGAAGCGCGGCTGGGGCGATGCCGCGGCAGAGAAAGCCGGGGATCGGGCGGCCCGCCAGTATCGCAGTGAGACGATAAGCCGCACAGAAACGAAAATCGCCCAAAACAAATCGAGCATTCTCTCCTATCGGAATAATCAGGTTGTCAAGGGCTTATTGGTTTTCGACGGGGACGATTGCGGGTGGACTACCCATGACGATCCTGATAAAGCTGACGGTAAACAGGTGACGTTTGACGAGGCGGATGCGTATCCGCTGGCGCATCCCCGCTGTTTGCGCAATTTTGCGCCGATTGTAGATGAGCCATGAGTGTGGCGATAATAACCGTTACGGAGGCAAGCAGGTAAATGAACACACCGCAAGTTTTCGACGCCGCTGGCACGCAGCGGTCTTGGGCCTGGCTGCAAGCCAAATACAGGTGCGGTATGACGAACGCGCCGGCGGGCGGAGCCTTCCGCCTCGTGCGCGTAGATGAGACGGTCGGGCCGGCCGTGTTCATCGTCAACGTGCGCAACGAGGACGGCGCGCCGCAGCGGAGCCAGCCGGTCGCGCAGTGGTGGACGGGGGCGGAGAGCGACGAGCGCTCAACGAGTCTGGTCGGGGTGGGCCTGCAATCCGTGTATCATCCCCGCGCCATTGTCGAGAAAACCAACGACAACGGCGATATCGGTTTCCCGTATGGCGCAGGCGGTGTGATCCATGAGTCCGGTCCCTATGAATTCTGGGTACTCTCGCCGTCATTCCCGTCCGATGCCGTGACCGGGCTGGGCTGGCTCGGTGGCACCGATCACGCCTGCCCTGGGCGGCTAACGTTCCAGATCGTGGACGAGATTGACGTGCCAGACCCCGACCCCGTGCCAGACCCTGAGCCAGGCGTCACCGCTGATCTGGCGGGCGTAGTGGCAGCGATTGGCGGCCTGACCGCGCAGGTGAAACGGCTGGCGGATCATTTGGGGGCGTAGGAGTTTTGTGATGGACGAAATCAAGCGGTTTCGGGCAATGCTGGAAGCCAAAGCGGGCGGCGAGCCGGGCAGCGTGCAGGCGGTGTTCTCCACGTTCGACGTGGTGGACAGCGACAACGATGTAGTGCTGGCGAGCGCGTTCACCGACGGGCAGCCCGTGCCCATGACCTGGGCGCACAATTGGGCCATGCCCGTAGGCAAGGGCGCGATTCGCGTCATGCCCGATGCCGCTCTGTTCGACGGCGCGTTCTTCCTGGAGACTGACGCCGGGGCCGAAGCTTACAAGACGGTTAAGGCGCTCGGAAATTTGCAGGAATGGTCTTGGGGCTTCCGCGTCATCGATGCCGCATTCGAGCAACGCGACGCGCAACTGATTCGTGTCATCAAGGCCGCCGAGGTGTTCGAGGTCTCCCCAGTGCTGGTAGGGGCCGGGGTCGGCACCTACACGGCCGCGATCAAGGGGCATTCGGTCTACGCCGATGAAGGCGAAACGGTGCTTGCTACCGTGGAAGCGTTCATCGGGCGCAGCAGGTCGCTTGCCGATCTGCGACGCAAGGAAGGCCGGGTGTTGTCGGATGCCAACAGGAAGCGCCTGTCGTCACTGTTGGCGAGCTTGCAGGCGGTGGAGACGGATATCGCAGAGCTGCTATCCGCCACGGAGCCTGCACCGAAGGGCACGGATATCGAGCGCCTGTATATCGAGTTTCAACACATCAGATCTGAGCTGGCCCAGATGGGCCTCTAGGAGTGACTACGATGGCTAATATGTTGGTTGACAAGCGCGAGGAGCTGAAGGCAAAACGAGCCAGCCTCGGCGCGATCTTCGAGCAGGCGGGGCCTGATCTCGACCTGGGCAAGGCGGAGGCTTTGAAGTCTTTCGCCGACACGAAAGCGCGCGCCGATGAGGTGCGCCGGTTGAATGACGAGCTGACCGTGCTCGGCATGGAAGTCGAGCGGCTCGCCGAAACCGAGCGCATCGCGGCCTCGGTCAAGGGGTTGGCGCAGAGCATGACCCACCCGGCGAGCGCGCCGGCCGCGCAGCAGGTACAGCCGCAGTTCAAAAGTTTGGGCGAGGCGTTCATCGAATCGCCGGCATTCAAGCTGTTCGATGGGCGACGTTCGCCAGCCACCGAGCTGAGCAACGTGGACGTCAAAACCCTGATGACCACCTCGGCCGGCTGGGCCCCGGAGAACATCCGTATGCCTGGCTATGTGCCGAGCGCGCAGCGCCAGCCAACCGTGTTGGATGCGCTCCCCATGGGCACGACTGGACAGGCCGCCGTGGTGTACATGCTGGAATCGACCTTCACCAACAACGCGGCCGCGCGCACCGAGGGCGCCAACAATGCCGGCGAGGCTGCGCTGGCGCTGACGCCCACTACCTCGACCGTGCGTGAATTCGCCGTCTGGTTGCCGGTGACGCGCGAGCAGATGGACGATGTGGCGCAGGTGCAGGGCTACGTCAACAACCGTCTTCCGCTGATGCTGCGCCAGGTGATGAGCGCGGCGACCATGACCGGGGCCGGTGCGCCGTCGTTTACCGGCATCATCGGCCTGGCCGGTGTCCAGACCCAGGCGAAGGGCGCTGATCCTACGCCGGATGCGATCTACAAAGCGATGACGCTGGTTGAGGTGACTGGCCGCGCTTACCCGAATGTCACGATCTGGCACCCCAACGATTGGCAGGATGTCCGCTTGCTACGTACTGCGGACGGCGTGTACATCTGGGGCTCTCCGTCTGACCCAGGGCCGGCGCGTATCTGGGGCCTGCCGGTGATCAAAGATTCCGCCTGCACCGAGAACACGGCGCTGGTCGGCGACTTCGCTAATTTCACCGAGCTGGCGATGCGGCAGGGCATCATGCTCGAAATGACCGACTCGCACGCGGGGCTGTTCATTCAGCGCACGCTGGCGATCTTGGCGACCGTGCGAGCGGCTCTGATAGTGTATCGCCCGGAGGCGATCTGCCAGGTCACCGGTATCTGATCGTGACGGGGTCAGGCAACTGACCCCGTAATGGTCATTATCGGAACACGGAGGATACTATGCCAATCATCGAAGGGACGACGAGCGATCCCCTGCTGCATTCGGGGGCGCCATCAAATGGCACCGACGAGGTGCAAACCATCACCTACGGCAGCGCGAGCGCGAGCGGCGCGTTTGTGCTTGAGTTCGAGGGCTATCGCACGACCTCACTGGCCTGGAATGCGGCGGCAGTAGTGGTAGAAGCGGCGCTGCGGGCGTTGCCATCCATCGGGGCGCTCGGCTGCTCGGTGACGCTCGCGGGCGCACCGACGAACGTCTACCAGGTCACATTCGACGCCGGCAACATGCTCAAGCGCAATGTAGCGCTCATCAGCGTCTATTCCAGCACCGTCGCCGAAGCTGGCGCGGCGCTGGTGACGCTGACCGTCGCCGTAGGCACACCGGGCGTTGATGCCACGGGCATCGGCTCGCCAAAAGGCAAGGTCTTGCTACGCACCGACAACGGCGCGCAGTATTACAACACCGGCACGGCACTGGCGCCGGTCTGGACGGCCCTCGCGCCAGTGTCAACCACGTCGAGCACGGCGGAACTTAACTTCAACGACGGGCCGACCGCGGGCGTGACAGTGGCCTCCAAGACCGCTGTCCTGGGGGCGAACAAGGAGCTTGACGAGTTCCATACCGCGGCGCTGTACCTGGGCGCCGCGGCGGGCACACTGGTTACGGCGACGGCGGCGGAGATCAACAAGAAAGTCGCCGCGGCGGGCCACGCCGCCGATGGCCTGGGCGTGCTGGGCATCGCGCGCTTCACGTTCGATCCCAGTGCCGATGCCGCGATGCGCACGGAAGCCGCGCACGATCTGGGCGTGACCCTGCCGCAGTATGCGGTGGTCATCGGCGGCTTCTTCGAGGTCAACACCGTGTTCACCTCGGCGGCGGGCACGGCGACCATCGCGATCATGGTGCAGGGCGCGAACGACATCCAGACGGCGACCGCCGTGAGTGGCGCGCCGTACTCGACAACCGGCCTCAAGGCCATCGTGCCCAAGAGCACTACGCCGGAATCGACGGGCATCAAGCTGACCGCGGCGCGCGCGATCACCGCGACCGTGGGCACGCAGGCATTGACCGCAGGCAAGCTCACCGGCTTCCTGCACTACGTTGTGAGCGCGGCGACGGCCTAACCGCCGGGCGAAGCGCATCCAAACCATCTGAAACAGGAGCAACCATCATGGCAAACATCCCGATCCATTCCGAACCGGACGCCGTAGTCAAAGTCGTCGGTGACGCGCACTACGAAGCGGGCAAGCTGATCGTGGGCGATGTGGACATATCCGCCAAGATCGCCGCGGCGATGGGCGTGCTTTCCGGGGGCCGGCAACTCGGTTATTTCGAGGCGACGTTCACCAAGATCACGACCGAGGTCACAACCTCATCGCAGTCGTTTGACGGCAAGTTTGCCGAGGCCAGCGAACCTACCGCATAACCTACGTAGTCAGTGCGGCGACGGGTAACATTCGGGCGGGGCGCGAGTCCCGCCCATAGGAGCAGAAACGATGGCAGTAGCAGAGGGCGGAGCGTTCACCCTGGCAGCGTCGGCGGCGCGTACATCTGGCGCGAATGGCACCGCCGTAGTCGTGGGCGGCTGGCGGCGCGCCGTCGTGCTGCTGAGCGTCACCGCTTCGGCGACGGATGCCGGGGATACGCTGGACGTGTATGTGGACGTGCTGGCGCCCGATGGTGCGACGTGGCTGAATGCGATCCACTTCGCACAGCAGGCGGGCGCTGGCGCGGCGAAGAAGGAATTCGCCGTGCTCGATACGAGCAATCCCGGCACGGCGAGCATTGCAGTGACCGCCGACGCCGCCGCGGGCGCGGTGCGTCCGGCGCTGTTCGGGCCGCAGCTACGCGCACGTTGGGTCATCGTGGACAGCGGCGACGGCAACAGCAGCCACACGTTTGCGGTGACGGCGTATCTCGTTTGACGCCGTAAGGCGCATTATCACAACAGAGGTGAGCGAATGACCACAGTGATTTTACCGGTGCAGGAGATCCTCCGATCGGGACTGACTACGACCTATACGGCGGCTGGGGCGTCTCCGCTGTTGAACGTGGCGGACACGTTCACGTTTCAGAACACCGGCCGGGAGTTCATCATCTTGCAGAAAACAGGCGCCACGGCCTGCGTGGTGACAATCGATACGCCGGGCCAGGTAGACGGTCTGGCCGTGGCGCAGCGCACCGTTACGGTGCCAGCCGGCACCGGCGATGCGCTTGCGACCACCTCGCTCGTGATCGCCGGGCCATTCCAGCCCGCGACATACAACACCGCGGGATCGAGTATGCTCTCGGGATTCACCCTCGACAACATCACCGGGCTGGGCGTGCGCATCGTGAGCGGGTAGGGTGCCCCATGCGCACGGATTGGGAGCGCAAGCTGATCGTAGAATGGGAGCGCAAGGATGGCACTGCTGACGCTGGCACAAATGCGGGAGCACGTCGAAACGGACCTGGTAGACGACGCGCTGCAACGGTTGATCGACGCCGAAGAGGAGGAGATTCTCCGCCGGCTCGGGGCGCCGCTCACCCAGACGGAGAGCTTCCCGGTGCGCAGTCAGACGCAGCTCTACCTATCCCGGCGGGCGAGCACGATCCTCTCGATCACTGAAGAAATCGAGGGCGGCGCGACGACGACGCTGGCCGCCAACGATTATGAACTGTGGTGGAATCAGTCGCTCGAACGGGAGCCGGACGGCACGAATCCGCGTTCGAGCTGGGGCGAGCGGGTGACGGTGGTCTATACGCCGCAGGACACGACGGCGCAACGCATCGGGCTGCTGGTGCAACTCGTGCAGCTCGCGGTGCGCTACACCGGGGTACAGAGCGAGAGCATCGGCAGCGGCGACTATTCCGCCACGTCGCACGACTATCTGCGGGAGCGGGAGCGGCTGTTTCGCCGGTTGGAGCCACGGGGCGGGGT